TAGTCTCCATTAGCTGTAATAGTTGCTGTAGATCCGTTTGCTGTATTAGTAGTCTGTAAGGTTTGACCTGGTTTAAGAGCTATTGTATTACCTTGTGTCGTGACGTATGTACTTGTCTCACCACTACCTAGATACCTACCTACAACAGACATCTTTGCATTTAATCTATAAGGAACTGTAAAAGTACTAACATCAGTTGTAGCGTTATAAGCAACAGATACACCACTTGTTGCTTCTGTAACCTTATGATCTAAATGATATTCAAACAGTGCATTAGCTTCTCTGTACTCTGCTTCAAAAGGCATCTTTTCTAAGCTAGTACCGTTAGCTTCTTCTATAACCATAAACAAATCAGTACCAATAAAATCTATATTCTTAATACTCTTGGAAGAGTTAAGAGTAAAAGTAGACCAACTGTTTAATACCTTTTGGAAGTTTTCACCATACAACCATCTGTTGATATATAACTTATTTGGGTTGTCAGTTCCTACCAGAACCAAAACATCTTCATTAGTAGATACAGCTAATTTAAATATATTACTTGGTATCAGTCTTGGTACATGAATAGTGATGTTGCTTGCATCTTTTATAGCCACATCTTCTTGCGTTATATATTCTCTTACACCTGCAAAGCTACCCTTGTTAGTTAGATAGTAAATAGAAGAACCAGAACCTACAGGTTGTGCAGAATCACTAGACTCAAATTCTGTTGCCACAACCACGTTAGCTGTTTTAGGTGTTAAAGAATCAGCCGATGAAGTAAGAACAAATTGTGTTTGATCTGAGAACAAGATCAGTTGTTCTCCCATAGTTACTGCGTGTTTAAGAATAGCGACTTTGGTATGAGAAGCTGCAACGTCAATAGGATCTGAATCTATAACAGATAAAACTGTTTCTGGAAAAAAGGTAAAGAACTCTGAAACCCTTGATAGCACTACGTTGTCATCAGATAGAAAGCCTAACCTGTTTCTAAAAAAGAAGACGTTGTTGATTTTATTACCAACAAAAGAAGGGTTGGGTGCTGAATCTAAATCACCTACAGTACGTTCTCCCCACTTAGGTAAGGTATAAGTTACTCCTGATAATGTATAAGTATCTCCATCTACTCTTGCAAATCTAAAATTACCATCAGCCTGACGTATTAAAACGTGTGGCATTGTTGTGTAGTTAAATTTAAACTTAATACCTGCTTCTATAGATTCTTCCCACTGTCCTTCTTCAAAAGCATTGCCATTATTAGTTACAAATTTAACGTAGTAATTATCAAAATTAGTAGACTCATCTCCTTTTACTTCAACAACATATCCGTTAGGAGAAACAGTAGGTAAGTCAGTAAATCTTTGTACTGAATTTTTTACGACTGTAAGTTGTGTATTACCTTGAGTGTCACTACCATCAATAGAAAAATTACTACCATCATTCTTTTTTATATGAATAACAGGACCATTCCTAGCAATAGTAAATCCTGTTAGTCCAGAGTTAAGACCTGATTGCAGATCAGTAGCAACTTGTGTCGTACTAAGTGTGGAGTTGCCTGTAGTGTCATCAGTAACAGTTACTCCATCTACAGTGACTGAGTATGTAGTCTTATCTGAGACTTGATTAACAAAGACAATAGCTTGTGTAATGTTACCAGCAGATAGACTTGTATCCATTTCTGTTGCAATACTGGTATTAACAACAAAGGTATAGTCTGCAATAGTTACAGTCTTGATAACACTTCTAGGATCACTTGTACTTAAATAACCAACTCCATCAGGTTTGTTTACTGTCTTTTCTGTACCATCCAATTCATATACTTTGACATCACCATTACTAAATATTGCTACATACCTTTCATTTACATCTCTATTTATAGTTTGTATATGAACATTACCTACAGTAGAAGAACTTAGATTAGTTATGAACTGTGTGCCAGAACGCTTTACAAGACCTTGTACAGGACTGCTGTTAGCATTGTCTTGTATATCTGCATGATCAGCCTGTTTGGTTGAATCAGCAGCTTGTGATATTCCTCTTAGTAAAGTAGGAATTGCTCTGGATACTACTGCCATAATTATCTAATTAATGCGTTTGCTGGACTATAAGTATTAAAGACACTTGTTAAACTAGGATCTCCTCTTAATAGGTTGTGATCTGCATTACTGAGATCTGTTTCCATCAGTATAGCTCTAGCTCTTATTTCATCTTCTTGTGTATAAGTTCTTAATCCATCATCACTTACTAATCTATCAACAAACTTTCTTGCAGCTTTTATTGTTATATAATATCTAGCAGGTTCTGGTATCTCATCAAAAGTTCTAAAATAAACAACAGTGCAAATTAAATCTTCATCAAATTCATATCTGTTATTTAACCTGTCATATAATTTAAGACCTCTTTGTATTGCATCAATCGTAGGGTGTTGATGAATGTTTGCATCTATTCGTAAAATATCTGTTGATAATACAATTTGTTTTGTAGTGTCATTTCTATTTACAGTAACATCTATCTCAGTATTAAAAGACCATCCTTCAGACTGCACTGATTTGTTTACTTCAGTAAGAGTTGATTGTGCTAGTCGTACATCAACTGGAACTGTACCTGTAAGACTGTTAACAGGTGCTTCTCCTAT